GATCAAATGGACATCGACGTCAATGCCGTACCTGGCGGCCAGGTCCGAAGCCAGTGCGTCAGGGAAGGTATTGAGCAACTCTACTTTCGCCGACGTGATCACCGCTTCGAAGCGCTGGACCATATCCTCTGCAAGCACGACCGACTCTAATTCCTTGGCCAGCGCCAGCTCTTCTCGGTCGCCCCGGACCCTGTCCAGGCGGTCACGGTTCGTTTCCTTTTTGCCGTTGAGGGCAGCCTGCTGCATCAGCCACTGGATCACAGCCTCGGTGTCGTACTGGTTTTCGTTGCCGCGCCCCTGACCGAACTCCATCACGGGCATTCCATCTTTCTGCCAGCGGGTCAGAGTCCGTTCATCCCGGCCGACCAGTTCACCCAGTTCAACCTTACTGACTACCCTGCCCATAGCTAACCCTTTGAAAAGACGGACATCCCTGTAAAAAACTCAGCTGCACGAAACCCGCGAGTTTGGCCACCCGTGTAGGGGGCGGCCCAGGGGGAGGACCCAAAAAACTGCCGCCTACCCCCCACCCCGGCATCCTACTGACCACGCTCACCCGTCTCGGTTGGCGGCAGCTCGCAGACACCCAGCCGCTTGGCGGCCCAGCGTTCGTAGAGGCCAATGGCAACATCGGCACCGGCCATGGCGGTGAGGCATCCGAAACCACCGGCAGTCCAGATCGAAACCCCCGCCGCGTACAAAAGCATCATGGTCGACAACCCGCAGACCACGCAGGCGCCGGACCGCAGGGCCAGGCGCCGGAGCAATGACCAACCACGCATGCCGTCTTTGTCAGCCCGCCACATCTCGCCCGACACACCGCCAATGAGGGCGAGGACAATCACTAACCAAATCGGCATCTCTGCCAACGCCTGCTGTTCGCCAGTCATGCTGACCTCATGGAATGCTGGAAAAAGAAAACCCCGCCGAATGGCAGGGTTTCAAATGCCCGGGTGACCAAACCAAGGCGGTGGCTACTTCACTTCACAACCGGCGTTCCAGTGCGGATTTCGCAGATAGTGGCGACTTTGTACCTGTGTTCGGAAAAACCGAAAAGCGTCATTTAACGGTTGGGTCGAGTTGTGCATCAGTTGTGCATCAGTTCGACCGCAGTTGTGCATTTAGCCCCGACGAACGGTCAGCGCTGGCTACTGCTGTGAGCTGAAGCCGGAGTCTTCCCGCGATGGCGCGATTCGGTCCATTACGCAGCACAAGGATTGCAAGCACCTGCTGGTGCAACGCCGTCACCCAGTTGCGGTAGGTCCGGTCCTGGCCCTCGGCGATACCCACCTGCCGCATCTGTTCCCGCTGGGTCAGACCATGCAAGTACCGGCTTCGGGCCAACAGAGCAAGACGTGGCCCGCGCGACTTCAACGGCTGACGCTCCAGCTCGGCCACGGCAGCGTCAATCTCGCTGGCGATATGGTCCATGCCTGTTCCGTTCTTGAGGATCCGCGAGCCAGGCGTTCCACGGGGAGCCAACCCCTTCCATTCCATGATTGACCCCATCTGACTGCCCACCCCTGAGCCTTGGCCGAGCTGGGTGCGCTGTTCGCCCCAATGGATCATCAGCACCTCAATCTCATCATTCATGACCGCTGCTCCCCATCAAATCCAAACCCAACACACAAACAGCCCAACCCAACACACTCTCTACACACTTAAAACCTAACGAATACAACGAGTTAATTAATAATGTGCAGGGTGTGTAGGGTGTGTTGGCTTTTAGGGGGTTCGCATGGAAATATTTCTCAACCGTTCCAGCCTGATTAGATTCGCGTGTACGCGCCCGCGTGCGCGACAACCCTACACACCCAACACAGTGCCCGGCAGCCCCCGAAAATAATGGACTTTTCCTGTGCAGCCGTTCCAACACCAACCCTACACAACCCTGCACACCCAACACACTTTTGAGCGCAGTCATGCGGCCACCGCCTTCACATGGTCCCAGGCTTCCACATTCCACCCGGCGAGCTTCGCAGCAGCGCGCCAGTTGGCCACGCATCGCCCTAGGTCGGCCGACTTGAACGATGGAGGCAGGGAAGCCTTGTCGTCGTCAGGGAAAAAGAAGATGCCGAATTTCCGGTTATTGCCATCCGTCCAGGGGATGCCCCGCTCCGTCTTTGGCACATCTGCGCTGATGAACTCAGCAAACCGCGTGTGGCTGATTGAGCCTTCCTTGCCCCGACTACACCACTCCAGGAACAAGGCATAAAGGTCGCTGGATAGGCACGCCCCCCACATTCCGCGTCCGATCTCTTCTGTGCGCCACAAGTGCAGGAAGGCTTGCCAACCGTTCCGGCTCAGGGCGACAAGCCGCTGACGCGCAGCCGTCTTTGGCGGGCGGGTTCGCTGGTCAAAGTCAGAGAGGTCGACCTTCAACAACCATCCATACAGTGCCGCGACCCCATTGCCCTCAAGCTCGCGACCGATAGCTTTCTGCCGTTCAACCGGCAGCGTCTCCAACGGCCAGATCACCAACTGTCGGCGGTCACTGTCGCTAATTGGCCATGGCAGGATCTCGTTCGACAGGAACACCGCGTTCATGAAGTTGGCCTCTTCCCAGCCATTCACGAACTTCGACTCCATCCTTACCGTCTTGCCGGTGATCATGTGCTTAATCTTGCCGACCTGGTTATAGCGCTGGTCGCGACTGACGACCTCCTCAAACACAGCCCAGAGCTTGCGGCTCTGCCATACGTTGAAACTACCTTCGAGCTGGGCCTGTCCCACGGTCGCTGCGTACTGACCGTACAACAGGCCCATGATGTCGGCGAACAGGAGGCTCTTACCTGAACCCTCCATGGTGGAGTGCATCAGCACCGCCGTGTCCATCTTCGAACCGATATGCTGCAGCGGATAAGCAAGCCAACGCACCAACCATTGCCATGGATCTTCCTCGTTGTTGCACAGAGACTTGATCAGCCAGAGGATGTTTTCACAGGCAGCCGGATCATCGACTGGCTCCAACGGCAGCCCCTCAAAGGTGTTGATGTAGATAGACGGATCCTTCGTCATGGTCGGGTCAAACACGATGTGATCGACATCGACCACCCGCCGATCCGGGCTGTTCAGCCACATCTGATAGAAATCACCCAGGGCCATCTTCAAGGCCCCTTCAGGAATGCGGCGCTTCTTCTCCCGGTCCCAGACGTCTTTGGTGCCATCGATGTAGACATAACGGTCTGTGGGCGACATCCCCAGAGCGCCAGCCTTCTTGCCCGCGTTCTTTCGCGCCCTCTCAAACTCTTTGACCTGCTCGTCAGCGATCAACTTGCGGTCGGGTTCATCAAGCCACGCCTTCGCCGTCGCCTTACCGATCAACGCCTCGAAGGCCGTCTTCTTCATGCGCATTGCTTTGTCGACGTCCCACACCTGGGTGGTCCCTTCGATCAAAGCGAACCGCCGAACGACTTGCTCCAGAACGAACGCTTCCCCCTTCCCCCCGGTAGTCTCCGGCGCGACTTTGTCGGCAGGGCTCGGCTCGCCATCCTCAGTTGGGGTCGGGGGAAGATCGCCTAATGGTGGCGGGGCTGGGCTCGACACAGAGTTGCTGTTGGAGATCCCCAACATGCGCGCCGCCTCTTTGATCGCCCGCGCTTGGTCGCCGCCGTGCTCCAAGATGCAATACACCTCGAAGGCATCGTTTTTATGCCCATTTGCGAGGGGATCGGCCGCATGGTGCGAATAAACCCGGCCCTCATCAGCGTCGACGGTGATACCTGGCAAGCCAGAGCTGCTGCCTGGGAAAAGCCATTTGCTGCCCTTGCGGACATATCCGTGGGCGCGTAGCAGCTCGGTGACATCGTGGCAGCGATTGAACTCATCAATCACTGAAGGCTTGTCGCCGTTCGCTTTCGCTGGACGTCTCAATTTCGCAGGCGCCGCTTTCAGCTTGGGCGCCCAAGGGCACGCGGCCTCGGCGTCACGCTTGAAGATGTCCCAGCCGACCCAGACGTTCTGCAGGTCGATGTTCAGAACTGGCAAGCCGTCATCACTGGGCACCGTTCGCCATGTGTAAGGCTTGCCGGTAGCAGGGTGGATCGACGGCGGCAGGACATCCTGTGTCAGCCCTGCACGCAGCTCGAACACCGTTAGTCGAGCGTATTCCTGGGCTTCTGCTCGGAATAATTTCTCCCGCGCATCGTCACCAGCCTCTGCTGCCTCACGCGCCTTACGCAACAGATCGCGATGCTTGGAGCCATCGGGATCGTTCTGGTTTGGCCACGCCAAGGCATGCCGTTTCAGATCCAAGCCATCAGGCACACGGAACATAATGCGGAATCGTTCAGGGTTGCCGACGACCGTCGGGTGTACCAGGGCCAAGGCGTCGAGGTCCAGACCGAGCAAGTCAAACAGGACCTGCCGAGTCCACCGAACATCATCAACGTCAAGCGAGCAAACCCGACTGGGCGCGTGAACCACGCCCATATTGAATTTCGGATTTTCACGCCAGAATTTTTCGGCACCCGCAGGATCAGTGAAGTACCCACCAGGCTGATTCCAGCCCTGACCTTTTGGCCCCTTCTCACCAGGTGAGATAGGGACCAAGGCCATATTCAAGGTTTCAACGTAGTAACGGGCAAAATCGGAGATTGAGGAGGCCGCATCGATCATGCACGGCGCTCCCGGCTCGCCTGGCAAATGACGCAGGTATCGCAGCCTTGAACCGCGACACGACGCAACTGCGGTATGGGATCCCCGCAGTCTTCACACTCAAATGCGCTGACGGCGGCGGCTGGGCCACGCTGGCGGTGATCTAACGCGAGTTGAAGCAGGTACTCGGCGTGGTCGTTGGCAATATCAATCACATCAGCCATTGATGCGATCCTCCATAGCCTGACGTGCACCTGCCATGATGGCGAGAACAGCGCGGATAACATCAGCGCCATGCTTGTCTAGCAGCGCAACCTCATGGACTTCCCACACATTATCGGCAGCCCCTTTGTGCATGCTGGAAACGAACTCGCCTGCCTCGGCGAGCAAATCGCCCACAGCTTTAAGCGCATCTTTGGTGGCTGCCACGGCCTCAGGCTTATACCAAACAGCGCCAGCAGGGCGCATTAGGGCATCGAGTAGGAGCGGGTTGGCGGTCAGACGAATGACTTCTTCCATCTCGTCCGGGTTGAGCCAACGGCGCTCCTCATCAAGCTTGAGTTTCTTCTGCAACGTATCGTTGTCCAGCACCATGTCATGGGCCAGGGCAGTGACACCGCCTTTGTAATCGCGACCGGCACGATAAAGTGCCTGGCGCAGTGAAAGGACCTGACCAGCGTCAGGTAGTAGATCCATGCGACTCATAACCGAAAAATCCCCTTTTTCGATGTAGTCACAGAAAGAGACACGCCCTATCCTGCAACCACGATCGATGTGCATGTGCTGTGTATCGTCGTAGCTGAGCTGGGGAGACTTGTGGTGAGAGGACCCAGCTCAGCGCCTTATGCCGCCTTTGGCTTTTTGCGGCTGCCTATTGGCTTGATCTCGAACGCTTTGCAGTCGCCACCTTCTTCGCGGACACGAATGTCGCGAGTTGAGCTGAGCATCTGTGAAACCGCGCTCTGAGAAACATCCAGCAACCGCGCCAGCTCCGGCTGAGTCTTGCCCTCCGCGAAATGTTTCAGCGGGGTACCGATTTCATGTTCCATCCTGCTTTCCTCGATGGGTAACCGCAAAAAATATTAGCTGGACTTCTATTTTGGCGCAAGCAGAAAAGATTCAGGGCTGTTTTGATAATATTACTGTTGCTTATAAAATGAGCGACATGACTACTCAAGACATACAAGAAAGCAGCTCAAACGGCGCGGACTCTCAGCGCTCCGTGCCTGAAGCCACGCGCAAGGAAGAAGCTGCTCGCCTCAAAGCCGCTCATGTGCAACGCAGACAGACGGACCCAAGCCTTACCCAAGTCAAGATCGCCGACCTATGTGGCTGGGCTGGGCAGAGCGTGGTAAGCCAGTACATGACCGGGAAAATCGCCCTCAACTTTTCCGCATTGACCAAACTATCGAATGTTTTGGAAGTTGACCCCTACTCTATTAGCCCGCGAGTAATGAACGAGCATGCAATTGGGGTCGACAGCCATTCGGCAAAGCGTCGGGAAAGTCACAGCTTAAATATAGAACTTGATCCAATCGAAGTATGGGATGACAACACTCCGCTTGGAGACGACGAAGTGGAGTTGCCGTTTTTTCGTGAAGTGGAATTGTCGGCAGGTCAAGGATCAACAGTGATGTTGGAAACACATGGCCGTAAGCTTCGCTTCGGCAAACGGACGCTACAACGCAAAAATATCGACGCCAAGGCCGCTGGTTGCGTCCCCGTGAAGGGAAACAGCATGGAGCCCGTACTGCCGGACGGCAGCACCGTGGGCGTAGACACCGCTGACACAGCAGTACAAGACGGTAAGATGTATGCGATCGACCATGACGGGCAACTGCGCGTCAAATTGCTTTACCGCCTACCTACGGGAGGCTTGCGGCTTCGCAGTTACAATACTGATGAACATCCAGACGAACGCTATGAAGGGGTTTATGTGTTGGAGCATATTCGCATCATCGGCAAAGTTTTCTGGTACGCCGTGTTACTTTGATTGAAGTGTGGTCAGCACTACCGACCACACTACAATAAACATGTAACTATTTAGCGGCTGCTTGGCATGCGGCCGACTTTACCTGGTAAGAGCGATAGTACTCTTCCAGCTGCCTCTGATTCCTTCCAATAAGTCCCTGCCAGGACACTCCCGCATCAACCGCTGCTTCTCGGCACTTTGCATACGGCGCAAATAACACACCAAAGCGCTCCGCCTCATCCTGAAGCTTTGCCAGCTGAATCGCTTGATTTCGCAGCTTTACGCCATCCATCTCACCGGCGCCAGCGCTGCGCATAGCCCGTCCTACCGAGTCATCAAGACGCTTAATAAAAGCCCTGGCATCGCTGGCGGGGATCTCGGCCGCAGCTTGCTGAGCCGCAGTGTAAGCTCGGCCCTTTTCTAAATCCTCGCTGCTGGGATCACCACCGACATCTAGGACCACCAAATCTTTGGCTTGCGCATCCGCCATCGCCAACAAACACAGTCCAATCGTTAACGCTTTTCTCATCTGCCACATCCCTAGCAAAAGCCGTGATTCTAAATGGCCTGCATGGCCTATGTCATCGCGCTCGCGGGCGGATCCCCCGGATACTGAAAAGAGAAATATAAGCCAGACGATTGACAACTAATATTAGTGGGGCTAATTTTGTGGCCGTGTTCACCCTCTCACCAAAGGATACGGACCATGCACACAACACAGCACAACACTCGATGCCCGGTATACCTGCACCCTGCCGCCGCCACATCACCCGCATCAATTGAAGCAATCCAGCGACAAACCGGATTGGTCGTGATCATCAACGTAAAACGCCCAGCCGCTCGCGCTGTGACGACACCTGACCATGACGGCAACCCATGGGGAGGTGACGCAGCATGAAACAGATCCTCATCGGCCTCACCGGCCACGCCCGCAGCGGCAAAACAACTGCGGCTAACTACTTGGCCAGCGAACATCGCTTCGAGACCTATGCCTTTGCGACACCGCTCAAGGAAGGCATCGCGACGATGTTCAATCTCAGCTCCGAGGACATCGAAGGGCCAGGTAAGGAACAGCCTATCGGATGGCTCGGTCGCTCCCCCCGCCAACTGATGCAGTTGCTCGGAACAGAGTGGGGCCGCGACATGCTCAGCGCATCGATATGGATCGACCTTGCCGAACAAAATCTGGGCAACCTGGCCGACCTATACCCTGAAGCAACGGGCTTCGTGATTAGCGACGTGCGTTTTGAAAACGAAGCCGATTACGTGCGTAAGCGTGGCGGCTTGATCATCCACGTCCAACGTGCCGACGCCTCGGCAGTCAATCCGCACGTCAGCGAGCTGGGTGTGGCCGTACAGCCCCAAGACGCGGTGATCAACAACGACTCGGATCTGGCCGGGTTTCTTGCGCAACTGGGCAGCATCATCGCGACCCTGCGCGCCCAAGCACAGCAAGCTGCTTGAGGTCCCGATGAATAGAAACCTCGACGCAACCGCAGCCGTGCTGGGCATCAAGCCCAGGCCGCTGCGCCAGAAGCTCCGTGAACTCGGCATCTTGACTCAAACCGGCGATCTCTCTGCCCGGCATCGAGATCAAGGACACCTGTTCGCAGATCCCCGTAGCCGCTGGAACCCAGCTATCCACACCTACACCCACTACTCGGTGGTCATGGTCACCGAGAGCGGAGTGCACTGGCTCGCAAAACAGCTGGGCATCACCATCACCACGTACCACAAGGACGGCGCAGCATGAATCAGACAGTGATCACCCACGCAATTGGCGCGCTGAAGCTCGTGCCGATGTTCCTGAACCATCCAACAATCATCAGCCGCGCGACATTGATCGGGGCAAGCACTGAAGCCTTAACAATGCTGCAGGATCTCCCCCCAGTTACCAGCGAGCTGGCCGAAGTGTTTCGCCTTGTCGATGCCGTCGTGCAGGAAGGACAAACCGCCTATGTCACTCCGACGAAAAGCCCCAGCCATCCATACGGCGCCGTCGTTGCAGATGATCAGGGCCGATTGGTTGCGACCGCCGTGGGCAAGACAAAAGAAGGTCTGGCCGAGCTGATCCGTATGCAGCTGGCCCGGCATGCTCCGGCGGGGGCCGGGGAGGATCCTCAGTGAGCAACACGATTGACCTGTTGCGCACTGAGTTCGCCACCCCATGCCCAACGCTTGGCGCCGTCAGGGAGCGGTACTTCTCGCATCTCAGCACAGACCGCGCCCTGCTGCGGCGGATCAACGAAGGAAAGATAGCCCTCAAGGTCTCCCGCACTGGCGGCACCCGCCAGGGCCATCCATTCGTGTACCTGAATGACCTGGCCAATTACCTCGACAGCATTGCCAACAAGGCAGCTTAACCATTACCGCCGGACTCGCCACCGGCGGGCTTCAAGAGAATCAGCGTATGCAAAATGAAATCATCATCACGCTTAGCCTTTATGCCCTGGGCGCCGTACTCCTCGGCTACACCCTTTATCGGGCAATCATGACGGCATACAGCCGCGGCTACGCCTCTGCGAGCAACGCAGAGCAAGCCCGCTACCAACCGCTGATGCTGGCGAAGACCCTAGCCGTCACGCTGGCATCGCAACAATTGGACTCCGCGCATGAAAAGTTGACCGCCGCTAACGCCGTAATAAACCACCTGAAAACCGACAAGGCTCAACTCGTTGCGGTAACCCACCAAGAGATCGGAGTACTGGTTCAGGCCGAGAACATGATCAAGCTGGCACATCGGACTTGGGCACCAATGAAAGGTGTTGAGCCCACTGCCCGCAAGGCCAGCAGCGTGCATCAGAAGCTGGTGGAGCTGAACGCACGCCTATCCGAGAACGCCATCCGCGCTTCAGCCGCTGCATCTATGGAGCAAGCAGTATGACAAGCTCACCAGATCCAAAAGCGCTCGAACGGGTGATCCGCAAGATTAAACACTGTCTTGCGCTATCCCAAAGTTCGAACGAAACAGAAGCCGCAACCGCATTGCGCCAAGCCCAGGCTCTGATGCGCAAATATCAACTCACAGAAACCGAAGTGAAGCTCAGCGACGTTGGTGAGGTTGAGTCATCGCAGGCACGTGCAACTCGTCGGCCTTCTTGGGACCGCGACCTTGGGGCTGTGGTTGCCGACGTTTTTAACTGCAAAGCCCTCGGTCTGACGCATTGGTGCGCAGTCTCTCAACGTAGTGTAGAGCGCGCTGTATTTGTTGGCGTCGCTCCTGCCCAACACATTGCCCTTTACGCTTATGAAGCCTTACTCGCAAAGCTGACTATCGCCCGAAAGGAATATGTCGGATGCGTGCGTCGCGGTGCGAACCGCAGCCCGTATGCGCCAGAAACCGCTGGAAATCACTTCGCCATCGCCTGGGTAAGCCAGGTGCACGGAAAGCTCAAACGTCTGTTGCCGCAAGGCGAGGAAGACGCACAGATCCAGCACGCATCCAACGGACGGGATCTCGTCGCCAAAGAGGCGGAAAGCGCAGCACTGATTGAACAGTATCTGTCATCGCAAGAGATCGGTAAGCCGCGCCAACGCCCGGAAATTGAGTTGGACTTGGACGCGCAGATTGCGGGTATGCTGGCTGGCAGGAATGTCGAGCTACATGCCGGGCTAGCAACAGCCACGAGCATCGCCCCGCGAATCTCATTTGCCCAGGAGACGCGGCAATGAGCATCCACGAAGTCATCACCCTTGATTACATCCAAGCGCTTCATCGCCGCAACGTCATCCGCGTGCCCGTCGACGAGATTACCCACATGCACGCTGACAGCAAGTATGTGTCCATCTACCATGACGGCTGTGAAATCCTGGTCCGCACGCCGCTTTCAAAGATCGACGAAGTTCTGCACACCCAGTTCGTGCGAATCCACCGCAACACCCTGGTGAGCCGAAAACACATCCTGCGCATTACACCACCGAGAAGAAA